AATTGCATTGCATCTAAAGCAGATGTAGCAGCACCAACAGAACCAGTAACCCAAGTTTTCATTCTTCGATCATCAGTTTGTGAAGCTCTATATCTAACGTGTAAGAAAGGTCTCTTCATATTAGAACCAACTTGTTGGTCATAAACTGTAGAAACACCGGCTGGAATCATAACGCCTCTAATTGCGTTAGCGCCAGCAGCAGCGTTAATACCACCTCTTGTAGCTAAATCATTTAAGTATCTAAAGTCAGACTTGTAGAAGTCGTAAGAACCTCTTCGAAATCCTGAGAAACCTAAATTTAATGCCATGTCTTCGTCGTTGTCAAATACTCCGTAAGAAGTACCTCCAGCTCCGTAAGAATTCATTGAAGCTAACATATCGTCCATTGCTAAACTAGTTGATCTATTAACAAACATCATGTATTCTTCAATAGCACCTTGCTTATCAAATTCAGCTAAAATAGCATCGAACTCAGCTAAATCAGTAGCAGCATTAACTCCTGTTACTCCAGAAGTAACGTTACCTCTATCTTCAATAGCATCAAATAAACCTTGAGTTCCTATTGGAGTAGATCCAGCTATAAAAACTTCATCAGCGTGAGAAGTACCGTCTTTAACTGCTTCTAACATTGCCATTTCTAAATAATCATTAAATCTAGCTCTTGTATCAGATTCAGCTTTTAAATACCACATGTAGCCTCCTTGTCCCATTTCTGATGAAACTTCTACCCAACCAATTCTAGAAGTGTCTGATCCAGATACCTCGTAATAATCTTTCATTATAATTGGTTTGTTAGTAAAAGTTTTAAAGTCTGGTTCGTTAGAAGTTCTAGAATCTGCAGAGTTACCACTTGTAGACGCTGTTGCGTTAGAGAAGTAAGAACTTCCTTTTCCATATTCAGAACCATAAACTAATATAGTAGTAGCGTTATCAGTTGTTTGATCTGATAAGTTATCAACAGTATATGGAGAAACGTCAAGAACGTTATCGTTTACTTTTATAACTAAACATTTAACAACATTGTTTACAGAGTCAGCTACTATAATAGTATCGTTAACCCTAACACCGTGATTAGCCGTTGCAGCGCCAGTTGTAATAGCTACACCATCAATATTTTTCTGTATAGTTATTTGAGAAGCCGCACCAACAGAGTTAACATCAATACCGCCTGCCGCAGCTACTTTACCAGTATATGATAAGTGTAATCTACCTTGTTCTGACCAAATAACTTGGTCTGAGGTCATTGCCTCTTCTGCACCAACTTGAGCCAAAAAGCCTGAAATAGTTCTCGGTCCGAAAACTTCAGCTTCTTTTTCCATTAAGTCAGGCAGATATTGCTGAGCCCACCCTTTAGTTGCCTCAGCAGTAAAATCGATGTAATTTGTAGATAGCGTTGCTTGCTGTGGAGCAGGCACGCTATTCAAATTACCACCTGGATTTGTAATTGCCATAATATATTCTTTTTAAATTATTAATTATTTTCGTTTTCTAATTTTAAAAGACCTATTTTTTATATCAGAAGAAGATTGACCTAAAATCCTATATTTAACACCCCCAACATTAGTTTCGCCGTGCGTTTTTCTAGGTTCTAAATTAATATTTTTATCTTTAGCAACTTGACCTTTAATTGCATCTGCCTTGCCTTGCTCATAAAAGTGCTTAGCAA